ACCAACGCCCCCAGAAATAAGAGCATTGCCAGTAGCAACGTCGTTAAGACGGGCCAAGGTGGTAGATGACGAAGCATAAAGAATGTCACCCGTTGTATATGACCCGTAACCCGTGCCGCCCTGCGTTTCAGACAATGGCGTAGTTAAACCGGAAAGTGACGTAATATCACTATTTGCACCGGATTGAGCCGCAGAAAGATTAGTCCGCGCACCGGACGCAGTTGTAGCGCCCGTTCCACCATAAGCAACGCCAATAGCAGTCCCATTCCAAGTGCCGGATGCAACTGTAGCAAGGTTGGTGCTGCCTGTTGCCGTCAAGGCAGTAAAAGTTGCCGCCGCAGGAGTCGCGTTACCAATTGTGGTGCCGTTTATGGTGCCGCCCGTGATAGCAACAGCATTGGCATTTTGCGTAGCCATTGTGCCAAGGCCAGTAACTTGCCCCGATGGAACAGAAATATTGACATTAGATGCAGTAGTAAGCTGGCCCTGTGAATTGACCGTAATAACAGGAACTGTAGATGCAGAGCCATAAGTTCCAGCCGTAACACCAGTTGCAGCAATGGAAATTGTTCCAGTGGTTGTAATTGGACCACCTGATAGACCAGAACCTGTTGCAACAGATGTAACCGTGCCAACACCAAACGCAGATATAAACTGAGCCGCAGTCATGTCTATTGGTTGGGCTGACCCAGAAGTGTTATTTCCCTTAACCGTAAAGCCCGGCATTTGGGCAAGATACGTATTGGTCACGCCATTGTTATTAAGGCCAATTGTACCTGTAGTCGTAATAGTCCCGCCAGACAGCGGGTTTTGCGCCGTAATAGACGTTACCGTTCCACCGTTTGCATTAAGATTTGCAATCTGTTGCGCCGTTGCACGGTAAGACGTTCCGCTTTGGACAACTTGAATTTGAGACGACCCATTAAGGTTCGTAACTGACGGCAGGTTTGGGATAGTTACGTTGCTCATGCCAGCGGCCCTGTCTGAGGTATCTGCGAATAATTGTACGGTACACCAACTATAGCAGTTTTAACCAGCGTTGTAGACCCCAAGATACTACCAGAAGCTACGTTTTGGGCAACTGTGTAGGTAAATTGCGTTGCTGTGTTTACGGTCACGCTGTAGAAGCCGTCAGTGGCCGCGCCATTAAGTGTGCCTTGAACAGAAATTTGGTCATTAGTCGCCAACCCCGTTGAAGAGGAGCAGGTAACTGTAATTATTGTAGTTCCATTAGCAATCATGGAAACTACTGGCAGTGTAACGCCATACGTTACCGTATTCTGTAATGGCATAATAGCCGCCTGTGTTAATCCAACAGGTGGCCCAATCGGCTGAGTTGTTACATTGTTACCATTTTCATCCACCAAAAATGTTGGATTGTATACAGGCAATCCAGTAGTCGCGTTGGTTGTCGCGTTAAGGGACGTAGTAATGTAATCCGTTTGGTCAGTCGCGTAAGGTTCAACGCGGGGATTAATAATTGGCATTGGATCAGCGGGAAGGACAATAGCGCGTAGCTGATTTTGCGGGATGTCATTGCAGGGATTACACACAAGGATGCGCTTGTTAATTAAAGACGCGCCGCCCCAATCAAACTGCCAAGCTAAATCAACGTGGTTGTACCACATGCCACAACGATCACAAACGGCTAATGCTTGTGGGTTTTTTGACGATACTCTGGCGCGGCCAACTTGTGAGGCATAACCCATTTAAGCCCCCTTAATTGCGCCAATACCCAGAAACTTGAGGGCTGATATACATATTCACAAACTCTGTGTCCTGTTGCGCGGCAATCGCATACGACTCATCCGCTTCAGGCTTAAGCATCTGGACTAATGCGGGATTCCAAATACGAGCCAACCGATAAGCCAATCCATTAGCAAAAGCCTCAAGCCAACGGTAAGGAATATCAACCGTCTGCCCACCCGTGTAGTTGCTGTCTTGCACTTGCGTTACGGCATAATATGATAATGTGGATGGGCCATTAGACGTATTAGGTACGGGCCAAATTGTAACAGTTGGGCTAATAAGTCGGTCAAACCAATAGATTGTAGGAAATCCCTGCTGCGTCTTATTCGGGTAAGATGCATATTCTGTGCGGCTGACTGGCAAAATAATTCGGTCTACGTTCTGCCCACTATTATTAGTTGTGACATACGCATCCAAAACCATGACCACATTTGGATCAACACTATACGTGGAAGTACCCGTAACGAGATTAACCGTCACAAGTTCCACCTTCCAAAGATTAACGCCTTGGTTGGCCCAACGCGACAACATCAAGTTGGTCGCCATACGAGCCGATTCCATATGCTCTTGAACAATGGCCGTGTTTCTAACCCCAGCCAAATTAAAGGCGTACAGTGTTATTTCGCCTAAGCTTGGGTTGAAGGCATACGTGCCGCTTGTGGTCATACCAACCTTGCCTTAAATTAGTAAGAAACCATACCAGATTGGTTAAATGTCGCCTGAACTGAAGCGGTTGTGCTTGAACCCGCGTTGCTAATGTAAACGCGCATCATCTGTGGAATACCTGATTGGTTGGCATTCTGCGAACTTGTCGCATTAACCAGTGCCGCTGTTCCAGAGTTAATCCAACGAACATTTGCGTAGGTATCGGTCCCAAGGCCAATTTGAGCATTGTTTGGATTATCGCCCGAAAGCTGAATAGTATAAGTAATAGCAGACGAACCGCCTGTGTCGGTCTGAACATATATGCTATTATCAGCGTAAAGGTCTATAAACACTGGTCGGCTAGAAGCAATACCATTTGTGCCAATGCTTACGTTCCCCGCCGATGCGCCAGAAGATACAACTGAAGTAACTGTTTTAAAATCATAGCTTGTGTATGTCGTCGTGGCATTTGCCCCCGTCAACACCTCACTTACTGGCGTACCATTCCAATCAGTTCCATTGATGGTAAACGTAATGCCGCTATCGTTACCCGCCGACGTAAACAATACACGGCGAGGCTTATCTAACGTAGCAACGCCGCCGGAAACCAATGAACCGTTTAAAGTAACCGTACCAGCCGCCGCAATAGACGAAGCTGAACGAATATTTGTTGCGCTTGGCGCTGCATATGGGCCGCAAACAATATTTACAGAACGCATTTCATTTACCCTTCTTCCGTGCCGCAGCAGCGTTGTCTACCAAATTTGGATATGGCCGACCAGCCGCTCTTGCCCTAGCTTTAGCACTTTGCTCCTGCTTATGCGACAAGTGTTTTGTGTGGTGATCTTTGGGTAACTTAGTTTCCCAAAATGGCTTATCAGACATTAGCAGCCCCACTTGCGAAGTGATTTATTAATGCGGCTATCTGGGTCAGCAGCCTTAGCCGAGCCAGTCATTTTCCGCTTCATCCCGGTCATTCGGGAACAAAAATTGTCATGACGAGGATTTTCTTTATCCTTCGTCGGCGCCTTAAGATTATGGCCTTCTGCTCGTGCAGAAGCGCGTCCCTTGGCGTTTAACCCGCCAGACGGTGATTTACCTTCAGAGCGTGTCCATGCTGCGGTCATACTACACCCATGAGAAAAGTGAGGGGGTTTTTACGCCCCCTCGCTCTTATTAATCGTTTTCAGGCTCGTAGGACTTGTGGCCCTTTGGCTCTGCACCAGCGTGTGCCGTAGACAATGGATGCATATTTGCACCTACCTGACCACCAGCTTTACGCGCTTTACGATCTGCACGTTGCTTGGAGTGTTCTCCATGCATTTCATGCTCTGGGTGATTAACATGACCACCGCGCTTACGTTTTGCGCGATGCTCTGCCTTTGGATGCTCATGGTGATGCTCTTTGTTCATCATATTGAGATGAGCAATTTTGCCACCACTCTTGCGCTTCGTGCGGCCACCGTGCTTACGCTCTTGGGCTTCATGCTCCGTGTGGGAACCTTGACCTGCGTAAACTTCAGTCACCGGACTATCGGGGTACTTTTCCCCATATGTGCCGTCCTGTTCAGACTTAGATACTTTCTTCATAACTCGCCTCTTAAGCTTGTGTAACGCCAAACAATCCCGTGATGGAATTCATGTTTGCTGGTAGGATAAACTGACGAATAGCAAGACGCTTGGAAGCATCTGACGCCGACTGTAATGCGTATGTCCCACGAACGTCACCCGTGGTTGTCGTAGCAGGAGATGTAGTAACTGCTGCAACATATCCCGTATTTGCCGTGATCGCAGCAGCGTTGTAGTTAATTGCTACATCACTGAAGAAATCAGAACGAAGTGGGAAGCCATAGATGTCAGTCGTGCCAACGGAGTAATTGTGCGCGTCAGTAAATGCCGGAACTACCGACGATATATACTTAAACGCCTTCTTACCGTTGACGGTTGTTGCACTTGCTGGAGCCGCAATGACTTCACTCATTGGTACGCCATAAATGTCGTAGCCATTGATTGTAATATTGCCGCCTGTAGCAGATGAAGAACCCGTAACGCTAACTGCACGGGCAACAAGTGCCTGTGGGTTCCACAAGTAAACCGACGAAGGCTGTCCAAGTAAGCCGAAAGGCTGCGCTAATGCAGACGTTCCAGTAGCCTGTGCCGTCATTGTCGTGGAAGACGCAGTATCATCACCCTGAACCGTGTAAGTTCCAGTGCTGCCGGGAGCGCCCGTCAGTTGGTTTACAATGGTCGCGCCAGTGTTAACGCCCGTACCAGAAATGGTCATTCCAATGGAAATCGCACCCGTTAAGGACGAAACCGTCAGAATGCTGCTGGCAATTACACCCGTGAAGGATGCAAAACCATCAACCATCAACAAACCCGTAACCGCTGCGCCAGTGTTGTAGTTGGTGCAAGTATTGCCAACCGAAACACCAGTGCTGGTGGAGTTTGTTGAAACAAGCGTCATTGCCGTGCCACTTACCACGTTAGCAGCAGCCGCAATAGCGGCAGTGCCTAGTGCATACGGAGCGTAGCTGATCGTCTGAACATCCGACGTACCAAAACCTGCTGTAAATTGACCAGCAGCTTGGCCGGGGATGTAGTTGAAGTTAGGACGTGGATCAATGCGCCCGACGCCGCCCCAAAAGAGGGACGGGCCAAGGTCAGGATTGTAGTCAGTCGTGGACGGGTTAGACCCAATCGTGTTCTGACCATACGAGATAACTGGACCGGAGAATGCTGTAATAGACATTTTGCTTTCTCCTTACGAGGTTGGGAACGAACCGAAGATTGAACGCCAGTTATAATAGCCAAAAGAGTAACGCTCATAACCCTTAACAAGCAAGTTGTCAGTGACAAAATCTACTTGCATGTCGGTCTCAAACTTGATGCGCTCCATATACGCCAAGCCATCAATGTTAGTGAGCAAGAACCAAGCGTAAGCCGAGGTCAAAAAGTCGTTGACCATGTAGCCTTCACTGAGACCGCCCGCCGTCATCATGATCGCGTTGACGTCGTTGTCTGCTGTACCCGGACGCAGTTCAGTCTTTGTAAGACGGATTGCAACTGGTTCCAACTGTGGAGGAACAATAAGTTTGCGGCCACGAGCAAAGATTTTCAAGCCAGCCTGATCTTTGAAGTTCGTACGGACTGCAATCATTGCATTCAATAGCGTGGCTTCGTTCAAGTCAACCTGAGTCGTTGGCGTGTTAGCTACCGTACCACCGTCAATAGGATGCGCCGTGGAGCAAAGTGCTACACCGTCACCGCCGACTGCTGCGTTGTACGTCGTTGCCGTATTGAGGATATTCGCGCCATAAATTTCCTTAGTCTGCTGAAACGATTCAACAAGGCCAAGGTTAGATGGCATGAACTGTGTCTTGTAAAGGTTATCATCAATCGCCTTACGGGTGATTGCGTAACCCAGAGCAATTTCAGTATGCTCTTGGTTGAACACAAAGCGTTCGCCAGCATTAGAGTCAAAAGCGGTCTGTCCGCCTTCAGTCTTAAGCTGAGCAAGGCCAAGGTAACGCATTTCTGCCGTGCGTTCCAAAGCCATCTTTGATTCGTGCTTTGTGAAGATTTTGTCGTACTGAGATGAAATCATCTCGTACTTGCCCTCTACCCCACGGAGTCCGGGGAGGAGAAGGTCTCTGATCTGACTAAGATTAACAGCCATAACACCTTACTCCTTAGCTGATGCCAGTTGGGCCAGCGCCGTTGCTGCGGAAGATTTCGTTGTTGAAGCCAACGATTACGTTGCAGTACTGCGTGGTTGGGTCGCCGCCGTTATTAACACCAATTTGGTAGTCAACGATGGTGAATGGGAATGTAACAGTGGTTGCGAGAGACGAAAGATACGCGCCCGAACGACCGCTAAGGGTATTGCCCGTTCCAATGGAGAACTGAGCATACTGGCCAATGACACCCGATGTCATGGTCGTAGCCGTTCCAGTCATTGGGAACGAAGACGTGCTGGTCTGAACGATGAAGCGCGAAGCTGGATCGTCAATGACGTAAGCTTCTACGTCACCAGTCGCGCCCGAACCCGGCCAATAATTTGACCAGACAACACGGCCAAGGGACGTATTGAGGTAACGGCAACCAACAAAAATACCCGCAAGGGTAGTCGTGCCGGGTGAGCCTTGAGTAATATAACCATTAGCAGAGCTAACTACTGGCATTACTGGATCGCCAGTGTAGATAGCCGTGCTGTTGCCTGACGCAATACGGCGAGTGGACTGTGCGAACGTCGGAGCGCCACCAGCACCACCCTGATATTGCGTGAAGCCAAAATACGCTTGCGTATTAGCCATAGCAATTTTTCCTGAGTGATAAGGTTGCTATGCGCCAAGCACTGCCAACCCCGACAAGATAACCCGCCTCCCACAGGGCAGGTTAGAGGCAGTCCTCATTCATTAGGAATGGGCATAGCCTCGTAAGATTTTTTCACCTGCGGACGGACACGAGCATCTTCGCGTGTCATTGTCCCGTCAGGCGTGTTGCTAAGTTGTTGTTCTTTAGAACGGACTTGATTCCTAGCACGACGCAATTCTATAGCTTTTGCTTCATCTGTCAACTCTTTAGGCCGTTCCATTAAAATCATACCGTCACGTTCAATCGTGGCGTAATTTCCAGTGGGCATCATGGCCTTGTGACGGGCGTCGCGAGTGGCCGGGACTGGCGTCCAACCAGCGTCAGCCAAACGGATTTGGTATGACGGATCTTCTTGATTATAAATGGTTTTCCGCTTCCATTCATACGACCAGCCTTCTGGAACAATGTACGGGTCAATATAATATTGGTCCGTATTTTCCATGTCCAAGCCCTGACGGTGGGCGCGAATCTCTGCAGTACGTTTCGCCGCACGTTCTGAGGCGCTTTCTTCTCTGACTTCCGACCGAACGGGCGGGCGCATGTCAGTTGGTGTCTTCTTAGATGTAAGTTTAGGTAAATTATCAGCCATTTGGCTCTCCTATTAGTTAAGTTTGCCTTCGCGCTTAAGCGCAACCATGTTTTTGGCGTAATCTTCAGGCGACATGCCCATCATTGACGCCATTTCACGCATTTCAGAACTTAAACGCACAACTTGTGATTTGCTTGGCGTTCCAGAGGCCGTGCGAGTTGTTGGCGCGGCGGCTGGCGCAGTTCTTTTTTGAGTTGGAGCGGCGGCAGCAGACAATGAAACATCTTCACCGTCGTCTATTGGAAGTGGGGGCGCCTTTTTAAAGCCCAATTGATGCTCAATTGCGTCAAAATATGAGTCAGAGTCCACTATATGACCGTCAGCCATAGCAATATTATGCGCGCCAACCATTTTTTGGTACATGCGCTGGTCCGTGATGCACTGGGGGTGCGACCTAATCCATGCAGCGGATCGTGGCGACAATGTAGACGCAACCCGCTCAACTGGGTCACTCGTTTGTGGTGCCTCTGGCTGTGGGTTAGCTAAACGCTCCTCAAGGGAAGACTTGCCATTCTGTAGCTGCAATAACTTGGCAGCGTTGAGGGACATAGTTTCTTGAATATGCGCCGCAGCATCATAGTCACCCACCGTCATTGCTTCCTTAAAGTGAGACTTAAGATAGTCAGACTCACGTTTAATCTTATCAATTGCGCCAGTAATAAGCTGAAGATTGCTGTCTTGCACTTCAGCCGCAGCTTTTGTTGCCGTGTGCTGGGCTTGTTGGGCGCGATTTTCAGCGTCAAACCTAAGTTTCTTTTCCTCTTCAAGGCGAGCTTTTAATTCCGCAATGCCGTCTTCTGGCGTTTGGGAATCATTGTCCGCAATTTTTGTTTCTGTTTTGTTCTCTTCAACGGTGTCGTCAAGAACTGTAATGTTATCTTCTGCCTGTTCCATGTGGTGTTTCCTTACCAAACTGCGTCGGGCGCCGGGATGCGGCCACGAATGTCTATGTCACGCAAAACGCGGCACTGGACGCCATGCACGTTCATGGACCAGCCGTCAGATGGGCGGTAAAACACCCAATCGTTGACATTAACTTCAACGCCCTTGAACCAATCTTGGTCCTCGTCAACAAAAGCAAGCGGACCCTTCTTAACCACAAGGCCGACTTTGCCCTGATACTTGTCTTCCTCAACGTACTTATCCGTTAAGTGAATGCCGCTTTTTGTCTTATTTGGGCGAACATATGTTGCAATTAGAACATGGGTGTTGAACACCTCAATGTCACTAATATCGCCCAATTCTTTAAGAATAGATTCCTTTGGGTCTACGTCATGGTGCATGCGTGTATACGGCATACTTATCCTCTTTCGCCTGATTGTATGTTGCGGTCTGCTTCGGTCATGAGTTCTCTGGCCTTCTGCAAGCCGCGAATCATGCCAACCCTAAGTTTGTAATCTTTGATGTCGTCCACGTTTCCGTTGGCGAGAATAGCAATCTCGTCGGATATCGCCTCATCAATTAGGCGTCCGATTTCATACTCAAGGAGGCTGCTATATGTTTGTACCATGCGGTATATATACACACCGCATGGCATCTATTCCTATATTAGGAAGCAGTTTTAGACGGGTTAATCTAAACCGTAAGCCTTGATCTTCTCAAGACGACCCAAGCCGCCACCCGCCGCATTATCAATAATGTGCTGCGTTTTCATGCCAGCCGGAATTTCTCCGCCATGCTTGCGGCCAATTGGCGGCATTCCCGGACGACCAGCGCCCATTGGAGGTAATTCAGGCGCGCCACCCATAGGGGCGCCAGCTGGCATTCCACCCATTGGAGGCATTGGAGGACGTGGCGGTGGAGGAGGCAGTATTGGCCCGCCCATTGGAGGCATAACAGGTGGCTGGTTTGCTCCACCATGCGGCATCACGTTAATGTGAATATTGGTTTTGCCCTTACCAAGTGCGCCACCGCGCTT